TGCGAATCATCAAGTAAAGTAGAGTACTCTCTCGCTTTCGCATAACTGCACTTATAATATTCTTTGATCAATTCGAGAACTCCATTGTTTTCACGTTTCAACCATTTTCCATACCGTTTCTTCGGTCTGATTATATTTAGAAAAAAGTCGAATTGAAGTTTCGCATCTAGGTGATTTTGGACATTCATTTCGTTTGAATAAAGTACCGTATCGTGATTAAAACTCAATGCACGATTTATAATGAACTGTTTATACTCCCTTTCTAGTTCTGGAGTTGCATCCATCAGATTCTTCTTGCCATGATTAATCTGATTTACAAAGTCAAATGGGCTCATACGAACTCACATTCTGCCATCAATTCAACTAAACAAGCAACAAGATTTACTTCTTGGTCTGCAACAAAGGCCGACTTGTATTGATAATCTGCAATAATTAATACTGCTGAAGGTATAGAAGATTTCTCCAATACATCATATAATTTGTCATAAATTTTACGATAAACTGATACAGGATCATTGTCTACACTTGATGAAACCCATTGGCGCATTTTTTGAAAATCTTTTTCTCGTAATGCAGAAATCAATTGACCAAGATTCAATTCTCCTATATTTGCAAGAATACCAGAATCAATATCTCCTGAAGTACCATGTCGTTGTAATTCATTTATCACTCTCCGAAAATCTGGAAAATGTTTATTAATTAGTTCTACAATTACTTTCTTGTCATGAGTTACATTTTCTGTTTCCAACATTGACACACATCGTTCCATGAACAGGGCTGCGATATGTGGTTTCTCTTCCTTACCCAATCCAAAATCCACAACTGCACATCGTGAATGAATCGGATCTATAATTCGATTTTTGTAATTGCAAGTAAAGATAAACGAACAATTTTCTGCAAACTTCTCAATAAAGTTTCTCAAGGCTGGTTGAACAGAATCGGGATTCATATAATCCGCTTCATCTATAATCACAACCTTCCTACCACCCCCAAAGGAAATAGTAGAACAAAATTGAGTCAACTTGATTCGCAGGGTATCAATCATTCTACCCTCATCTGAACCATTGATAATCAGATAATCGCTATTTGTTTGTTCACAAAGTGCTCGTGCCGCAGTTGTCTTACCAACTCCTGACGGGCCTGTAAACATGAGATTAGGAACCTTTTCATCTTTTACAAGGTCTGATAAAGTTCCCTTAATTGTTTCGGAAAGTATACATTCATCGATGGTGGAAGGTCTATATTGTTCCACCCATAATAAAGATTCGGACATAATAATTACTCCTCAAAGGTTGAATTTTGTTCTAATGCAATCCAGTATTGTAACGAATCACCCTCTCGTTTAAAATGTGAAATTCGTTTTGAAGAAAGTGAAACATCATATGCCCCTTCCATGATTTTATTAAGATTTTCTGTTTTGAAAATCATACGGAATGTTTTATCCGTAGGGCCGACACCAGTTGAAAAATTATCCGATGATACATTACCTGTATCAGACACCAACAGTCTTATTTCAGTTCCATCACCTTCAACAACTACTTCAGGAAGTCCCAATATGTTTGCTGCGTTAATGGTCTTTTTAAACACATCATGTGTCAATCGAAATTCAACTTCTGGTTCTGGAAAGGTTATATCTTTCTCAGGCGGTGTTTGAAACATGGAACTACTTCCACAATAACGATATGTCGCTTCATGTTTAGAATCAGACATCGTAACACCATTATCAGTAAAATCCAACTCTGGATCATCAAACAATGACAACGTACCAAGAAACCGATTCAATTCATATATTGGAAAGGTTTTTGATAATTCCTCAGTAATCTCTACTGAGGCCAGAATAGTATTCAATGGAGAAACAGTCCTAAGAATGTTTCCTTCACGAAATTCTATACTCTGATTGATGTTTGCGTAATTTTTTAAAAGGTTGGTTGTTCTTTCACTTACTTTCATTTATATTCTCCATTTCAGTTTAGTTAATAGTATAATTATAACAATTTCTTAACACATTGTCAAGTCATTTATTTTTTTCTTTTTGTTGTTTTCTTTCTTCGTTTTTTATGTCCACTTATTTTCGCAGTATCCATTCCATGTGCTGCAAATTCAAGATTCGCTAAACTCGCCATCGAACCAGAAAAAACATAAGAACCCATATGTCCCAATTTCATCCACGGGCAAAGATAAATGTTATATCCAAGTCTACGAACAAACTGACAAAAGAAATAATCCTCAGAAAGATATCGGTCACTTCCTCCTGCAATATCACCCAAATAAGCCTTTGAGTCAATCACAGTATCAAAATACGCATGAATATTTCTATCACCTTTGAAATGTTCTGAACGATTATGATCTGGTGTATAACTAAATTGAGGATATGCTTCACGAAAATCATCAAACACTTGCTTTTTGATCATCATAAAACCTGTACCAATTTCCAGAACATCAACTGGTTCTGCAACTTGAATTTTGTGTGTATTTTCTACTGGATTAAAAACATAATCACCAGTATATTCTGCTAAAATTTCGGGGTCTTCATCTGCAAGACCCGAATCAACTGCATTACGAACTTTCTCCCATGCAATACATTTTTTTGGATAAGGGCCACCAATAATATCTTTGTCCAATGCAGCCAAAGTCAAAACATCATTTGGATCAAAATGAATATCTGCATCAATGAACATGAGATGTGTATAATGACTTCTCATAAATTCATCGCACAAATAATTTCTTGCTCGGGGAATTAAGGACTCGTTAAAAAGATAAAAATATTTTAAGTCCATTTGATATTGTGTGCAAAGTGTAGCAAGATCGGATGCGGCTTTAGCATACATTCCACTACACATTCCACCATACATTGGCGTACAAACCATAATCTTTTTTTCTCGTAATTCTTCTACTGGTATTTTTACTTCCATAATTAGTACATCTCAATAAATTTGATTAATTGTTCTTTGTTAAGGTTTGGTAAATTCACATGCTCAAAATATGTTTTTATTTTGGAATAATTTTCTAGGATGTCATTTTCTTTTCCACCATAACGAATTTTCTTTGGAATGATAGTAGGATTTTCTGTATTGTCTGTGATGTATCCCAATCTAATCCACGGCTCCAACATCCAGAACCATGCACTTTCACAAGTAATATTATTGCATACTTCTTTTATACTATCTAAAATTCTTAGTACATCATCATATTCATAATGATCGATTGACAAAAAATCACAACTGCCCTTGTAGTCGTTTGCATCACAATTAATGATTTCAATTTTGTCGTGCCATTTTGTGCCGATGTCCTTGTGATAATCTATTACTTCTTTGAACTTTTCCAGTACTGTTATTTTCGTTACTTCTGATTTGGACGCCAACCATTGTTCTCTTGTTCCAAATCCTAATCCTGTACAAATAACATGACCTTTGGCCAATTTGTAATGGGAATAAAATTGAGATGCAGAACCATGTCTTTCATCCAAAACCATCCATTGAATTCCATCCATCGTAAATTGCCAAAACGGAACATCATAAATTTTTCTACGACTATCTAACCATACATTTATGCCATTATTATCATACGATTTGATAATTGGCGGAACATATCCTAGTTCTTTTAATTCGTTTGGAACAGTTTCACTAAATGCAGGTTTGTTCATAATCAGTAGATATAGAAATAGGAGTTAGATAATTTACCTAACTCCTATCTTTTATTTAGAAGGGTTTGAAATCTTCGTTTTCTTCTTCTTCAGTTTCAGTCGATTCGGAATCTTCACCATCTTCTGTTTCATCAGAAGGCATTGAAACTTTTTCATCCAACTTGGAATACAAATCCATGAAAGTGTCTTTGGTTTGGTCATCAAACCTTGCAACACACATTGCAATCGCTTTCATTCTATCTTTGAAGATCGAAAATGCATGAACAATGTGAACCAGACGGCGAGTGGCGATTATCTCATCAACTCCACCATCATAAAAGGTTTTGCGAATCAAATCCGCCCAGTCAACCAGTTTTCCAGAAAACTCTTCATCCAGACAACCAAGAGAAAACATCAACTTATTGATGATTTTCTTCTCAACTGAAACAGAAGGATATTCTTGTTCAACTGTAATTGGAAATCTTTCAAGGAAAGCTTCGTTCAAGATGTTGGTTCCAATAAACCGACCATCTTCTGAACCCTTACCCTTAGTGTTTGCAGTCGCCATGACTGAGAAACCAGACTTAGGACGGACAATCCTTCCTTCTTTTTTAATCAGAAGAGGATTTCCTTCCAGAACAGGTTGGAGACACATAATTTTGTTTGATGCAAGGTCAACCTCATCAAGAAGAAGAGTCGCACCACGTTCCATCGCCATAACAACTGGCCCGTCTTGCCAAACTGTTTTACCATCAATTAATGCGTAGTGACCAATCAAGTCATCCTCATCAGTTTCAATGGTGATGTTCACCCGAAAGAGTTCTTTCTTCAAATCGGCATGAACTTGTTCAATCATCATGGTTTTTCCGTTTCCAGAAAGACCAGTAATAAAGACAGGATAAAATTGTCCAGATTTTTTGATGGTCTTTACATCAGCGTAATGACCAAACTTAACGTAATTCCCAACTTTTGAAGGAACATAAGATTCCGTTTCGTTTTTAGGGAATTCAATAACATTACTTGCCAAAGAAACTTCTTCCATTTTTTCGGACGAAACCATATTGGATGTATCAACGGTTTCAGTTGATGTGCCATTAACAGTTGGAAAACGATATTCCCCCCTGTCAACTTTTTCACATATATTATTTCTTAACAAGAATCTAGGGAGGATTACATCCAATTCCTTAGCTCTTGATTTAAAATCAGAATAATCAGACCGAGTAAACGAATCCGAACCAACAAAGGAACGAAACGCATTCATGCTTTCAGTCTGTTTTTCACTCAAATTACTCATAACAAATCTCCATTAGGAGGGTTCACATTAAGAGAAAAGTCAATCTTTTCTCATTCCATACTTATATTATACCAAATTCTGACCGTAATGTCAAGTTTTTTACGCAACTTTTTCGATAAATGCGTTAAGAAGGATGCGATTTTGCAACTTTCCTTTGGTATTCTTTTTCAGTGCTTTCCGAATTTCCGCTTTGGAAGATCCGACTTGAACTGA